CTTTCTCGACTGCGTTGCGAAACATTGAGACTGGGGTTGCGACGTGTGGAACGGTTGCGTATGACGATGCGACGAATGTGTTGACTGCGTTGCAGGATGTGGCGATTGCTGAGGGTGGGCGTTTGTTTGTGAATCGTTCGGGGTTGGTTGAGTTTGATGCTCGGATTGCTGTGTCGTTTGGTACGGCTGTGGCTTCGTTTGGTGGTACGGCTGGGATTCCGATTTTGTCGTTGGCGAATCAGTATGGGGCTGAGACGGTGTTGAATCGTGTGGCTGTGCAGATTGAGGGTGGTACGGCTTCAAGTGTTGCTTCTGGTACTGCGTCGCAAACACAGTATGGGATCAAGGCGTTGTCGTTGACTGGGGTTCCCTTGGCCACTGATGCTGCTGGGTCGGCATTAGCGTTGAGTTTGTTGACACGGTTTCAGGAACCTGTGGTTCGGTTCTCGGAGATGGATGTGTTGTTGAATGCGTTGACTACAGCACAACAGACACAGATGGCAGGGTTGGAGATTGGTGACATCCTTGAGGTCACTAAGACATTCTTGACTGGTACACCAGCAACGGTGACACAGAACGTGGTCGTTGAATCCATACGGCACACAGTCAACCCTTCAACACATCGCGTCACCATCGGGATGGGTCAAGTCCAACTTGTACTACCATTCATTCTGGACACCTCAGCCCTCGACGACACCGACTTCGCACTACAATAGGAGCATTATGGCAACACCATTTCCATTCGGTTCAGGCAACGTCCTGACAGCTGCACAGATGAATGCAATCACGACACTGCCAATCAATGACCAGACCGCCTCATACGTTGCGCTCGTCGGTGATGTCGGCAAACGCATCGTGATGAACGTCGCCACAGCGAACACTGTCACAATCAACAACTCAGTCTTCGCAGCTGGTGACACAATCTTCATCGCAAACAAAGGTGCAGGAACATCAACTGTCACGGCTGGTGCCGGAGTAACAATCAACACAGCAAGTTCGTTAGCATTGGCGCAACACGGAGGTGGCACACTCGTAGCATTGTCAGCGTCAGTCTTCACTTTTTTTAGCCAACAGTCAGCCACGTACGGCACCGCTACAGGTGGGTCATCATCAAGCATTACGGTTGGAGGCATCAATTACACACTGTTAACTTTTACTACAGACGGCACACTCACTGTCACTAAATCAGGTTTGTTTGATGTGCTTATGGTTGGCGGTGGCGGTGGTGGTTGGCAAATATCTAATGGTGGCGGTGGCGGTGGTGCAGGTGGTTTGATGCAGCAAACTATTTATTTATTAGCCAACGGGACAATTACTATTGGTGCAGGTGGGACAAATACGGCATCGCCTACAAATGGCGGTGCTACTTCTCTTACATCTACAGGTATTTCTTTAGCAGCCTATGGTGGTGGTGCATCAAACGGAACATTAGACATTGGCGTAAATGGTGCGTCAACTGCTGGTGGTCGTGGAAATAGTACAACTACACCAGTAGCAGGTTTAACTTTGCAAGGCAATCGAGGCGGTGCTGGTGCTGGTAATAGCACTGCTGCTGGTGGCGGTGGCGGTAGCGGTGCTGTAGGTTCCGCAGGGTCAGGTACGACTGGCGGTGCAGGTGGTGCTGGTTACGATGTATCTGCATTTATTAGCGGCTCAGCATTGTTTAAAGCTGGTGGTGGTGGCGGTAGCGGTACTGGAACAGGTGGTGCTGGTGGCTCATCAGTTGGCGGCGCTGGAAGCACTTCTTCAGTAAATGCTGGTTCTGCTGCTGCAAACACTGGCAGTGGTGGGGGGGGTTCATTTGCTACACCAACTGCTGGCTTAGGTGGTTCAGGGATTATGTATGTGAGGTTTAAAGTATGAGCGTGCCACAGTATTTTGCACAGGTCACTGATGGTGTTGTCACTCGTGTTGCTGTTGTTACAGCAGAGTTTATGGCGGAGAACCCTGAGCGATACACAGGAACTTGGATTGAAACTTTTATCAGTGTTGAAGGCAAGACGTATGCAGGTGTCGGGTTCACATGGAACGGAACAGACTTTGTTGCGCCAGTAGTTGATCCTGACTGATGTGTTCAAGTCGCGTTGGCTGATTGTTGCTCCTGCGCTTCTAGCCTCGATCTTTAGTTTCATTCCGTCAGCGTCAGCTGATCCGGCACCAGGTTTGTTCACGTCGTATTACACGATTGATGAGATACCTCCTGTCATGTCTGACACTGAGTATCTGTTGTGTGGTTCGGAGGTGGAGAACAACATCAATCGTTCGTATGACGGTGAGCCGTATCTGGATTGCACAAACGATCTGTTTATGGTTCACATGACTGGGTTCATCTTGATCCCTGAACACAACACGATTGAGTTTTGGTTGGCAACCGATGATGGTGGTCAAATCGGTATTGGTGGGAATGAGTGGGGCAACTGGGGTGATCAGGGTTGCACTTGGATGGAGTCTGGGCAGATAGACATTAGTGCAGGCGATGCCAACCTGAACCTGTTTATGTACGAGAATGGCGGCTCGTCCTGTCTGATGCTTGCTTGGAATATCAACAATGAGGGATGGTCAATCGTTCCTGATGAAGCGTTCACAACCAACGGCGAATCAACTACAACTACGACCAGCACTACCACCACGACAACTATTCCTGAGACAACTACAACTTCAACTACTTCTTCGACGACCACAACTTCAACAACAACCACAACAACGACACAACCACCACCACCTGCAACGGTTCCTCCACCACCCACAACAATGCCAGCCCCACCAGAGACCATCCCTGAGCCACCAGATACATTGCCAGTCGCACTAGAACCACTGTTGCCTCCTATACCTGACACGATGCCAGAACCACCAGCAACGATACCGACAATCCCCCTACCCCCAGACACAATGCCCTTACCACCAGACACAATGCCCCCACCCCCAGATACCCTGCCAGAAGCACCACAAGCCCCTGAGACAAGCGAACCAGCCGAAGACGCACCACTCCCACCCATCACCGATGAGGCCGTAGTTGAAGCCCTAGCAGACATCGAGCAAGCAACCCCAGCAGAAGTCAAAGCCATCATCACCGAGCTGCTCGCCTTCGCCCTCACAACCGACCAAGCCGTGTCCGTTGCATCGGAGCCGGCAGTGTTGGCGGTGTTGACGAATGAGGAAGCGGCTCAAGTGTTTGAGCAGGTTGCTGTTGAGGAACTGTCATCGGAGCAGGCGACTGAGTTGGTGGCTGCTGTGCAAGAAGCACCAACCAAAGTGCGTAAAGCGTTCGAGGCTGTGTTGAATCTGTTTGAAGGTTTCGCTGATGATTACACGATGACGAATCAAACTGTCCCTATCAAAACTCGTCGTGCGCTGATTGCCTTGGGTGCTGTATTCTTGGTGTCAGCCCCTGCACCAATCCGAAGGAATCGATGATGAAGTTGTGGGGTGAGTTCCATGCATTGCTGTGGACGATTGCTGCTTCTGTCACCACGATTCTCACGTTGTCTGGGGCTATCCAACGGGTCGTGATCTGGCTCACTGTTGGCGCATTAGTTCTGCACTTGATCGGCGCACTCAACAAGAAAGAAGATAAGTCATGAAGAAGTTCCAAGATGTCGCAGGTCGTATCGTCGCAGTGTTCCTATCGTCAGCTCTTGCCATCGTTGGTGGTTCAGCAGTGATCGCACCGGAACTTGAGATTTGGAAGTCGGCTGTGTTGGCTGGGTTCGCAGCGTGTGCAACCGTTGTGCAGAAGTTGGCTCAAGCCTCGCTTGATGGCAACCTCACGATGGATGAAATCAACGACGCATTCGGCGCAAAGAAAAAATAACTCATGACCAAGATGCCTTGGCCTGTAGTCCCTATCAAGTGGTGCGAACATCTCAAAGGCAAGAAGCCTTCACAGGTATCGCTCACGATGTTGCGACCCATCAGTGGTGGCGGTCAGTTGCATCACTGCGCTGCTCGGGCTTGGGAAGCAATGAAGCATGCAGCCAAGGCTGAGGCTGGGATCAATCTGAAGCCGACTAGTGCCGGTGACACGTATCGAAGCATCGCTCAGCAGAAGGCTGGGTTCCTGCAACGGTTTCAAGTGGAGCCGATTGAAGGCGCACAGACCCGAACCTATGAGGGCAAGAAGTGGTATCTGAAGAAGGGCATGGCTGTACTTGCGTCACCTGTTGATGATGCTGCGAAGTGTTCACGTCACATGATGGGCATCGCAGTCGATGTCGCCAACGCATCAGGCAAAGTCTTGGCATGGTTGTTGGAGAATGAGCAACGGTTCGGGTTCAGTCACGAAGTTGTCAACATGCCTGGTGCAGAACCTTGGCACTTGCGCTGGACTGATTCAACACCAAACCAAGCCGTCCTCGACTACGAGGCAGCGAACCCGAAGCCTGCCGCATGATGGACTGGGGCATCGTTCTCGCTGCGTTGATCACGGCTGTGGGTGGGGCTATGACAACTCTGATGATGGTGATGCGTAAAGAAAACACGCAAGACCACGCAAGGGTTGTGGATGCCTTAGACATGCTTAGTGGAAATGTGGACAAGATTGGGACTAAGTTGGATTCACACATCGACTGGCATCTCAAGGGGACTACCAATGGCGAAACTATTACAAGAAATAAAGTCGCAAAGCCTAAGAGGAACATCAAAGCTCGATGAGATAGTTGCTCAACTCTCTGCCGAAGATGGCAAAGACTTACGCGAAGCAATGGCAGACCCCACGATCAGACCCATGCAGATAGTGCATGCCTTGAAGAAGCGTGGATTCAAGATGTCTCCATCGGTAATCACCCGACATCGAGACAACAATGTCACTCGCTGACGACCTGCGCGAAGCAGGTCAACCAGCATGGCCAGTGATCCAACCTGGCAAACGGTACACAGTCCCCACCCTCAACCCACAACCCATCAAGCACGGCGAATATCAGACGGCTGTGATTCTGCCGGACATGCAGATCGGATACTTCCACAGTGCATCAGGCTTGGAAGCAATCCACGATGAGCAAGCGATTGAGGTTGCGTTACGGATCATCAAAGCATCGAAGCCTGCACAGATTGTCATGGTTGGCGACAACCTTGACCTGTGCGAGTTCGGCAAGTACCGCTACACCCCAGCGTTCGCACGCACCACACAAGCTGCGATTGACAGGGCAACAGAGTTGTGCGCACAGTTGCGCAAACTTGCACCCCAAGCCACGATCACATGGATCGCAGGCAACCACGAAGAACGATTGGGCAACTATGTTTTGGACTCGGCTGCTGCTGCGTTCGGGTTGCGACGTGGGAAGACTCCGTCTGAGTGGCCTGTGATGTCGGT